ACCAAAACTCAGCGCGGATGGAGATCCAGAGACCTTTCTCAAGAGGAGACAAACTCCATTGGGAAAGCTTCTGTCTCTGGTAATATTACATCGCTGATCAGTGCCTATGAAGGCGCTGATTATGAGTACGCGAACCATTCTTCCAGAGCTTTTCTGGTGAATGATCGCGACTACTATGCGATGTACCGTACTCCCGGAGCCCATGCATATCATGCACGGATCTGGGGTGGCGGAGCCCTCTACTTCGATTATGATGTAGAAGGCTACATTGCTCCATTGTCGGTATCTGGGAGTTTTTCTCCCAACATACCTGGGGATTCGACCCTGCGAAGTATGGCAGGTTCGCTCCTCCGCCGCGCTATTCCTACGAAGTCTGAGATCAACCTTGCTCGCATCGCTGGCGAACAGCGAGAAGCTGGAAAGCTGCTAAAAGCGGCTAACTATGCTCCTCGCAACGTCTCCGAAGCGGCAGGGTCATATCTCAACTGGTTGTTCGGCGTGAGCCCAACAATCTCCGATCTTCAGTCAATGGCTGAGGTGGTCCAGAAATGGGACACCCATCTCCGTAGCTACGTTGCTATGGAGAAGAGACGGATTCGTAGGAGTCTCTCTCAGAAGCTAGGTGATAACTCGGACTCCGGAGTAACATCCGGTAAGTTCGGGTATTCAACTAGTTCACCGATCGCGTGTGGGCCAATGACTGGCCAGGTAGGTAAACTACTACCTGGTTCACCATTTTCCCTCACTGATCAGCTGAGAGCGAACATCACCTGGTCATGCTACGTGACGACAAGCCTTCGTCAGTTCAGTACGTTCGAGTATTTCATACCTCGACCGCACGATCTGATGGGGCGTCTCGACAAGTATAGACAACTTGCCGAGAGCGTCATCGGTGGAGGATTAACTGAATCCACCGCGTATGACCTAACTCCCTGGACCTGGTTGGCGAACTGGTTTGTTGATGTCGGAGGATTAATCCGATACCAGCAGTCAGTCGCAGACAACCAGGTCGTAGCATCAAGCTGCGGTTTCTCCGTTTATGAGGAGGGCCGCGGGATGATGCACTTCTCTGACCTCACATCCGATAATCCTGGTCAGACAGTAGCCTCAGGGCTAAGGTCTGGTCCAGCGACATTCGAATGGAAGAGGCACATCAGAAGAGGGAGTAGCCCGTACTCGATCGGGCCCACTTGGGATTTATCCCAACAGCAGTGGGCCATTCTCGGGGCTCTTGGTCTTTCCAGGAGTCCTAATGTACCCATCAAAAGATGATGGGTGCATCTTCCCTTGGGATGTTCTCAAGGGAACTCATCGCCGGGAGGCGTAGAGAGGAGAGGGGCTGTGGCTCTTGCCGACCCTCAGAGCGTCACCATCTCAGGGACCGCTGTGTCCTTGC